TTATATTCTTTCTAAATATTTAGCTGTAAACCATGCTGTTTTATAGCCTTCTCCTGCAAAATATGTACATAATGCATAGTTTCCTTCTATCTTATGAACATATACTCTTTCAGCATTGCATACGTAGCCCATTCTATTTGAGTTAGGAGAAGGCTCATATCTAGCATCTAACTCTGTAACAACATTAACTACTCTATGATAAGTGTCTATCATCATATATTTTTGTTTACTACTTACCCATACTTTATTAGATGCTCTATTTGCTCCATCTTTCCAATAAAGAACTGGCAGATAATCACCTTTATCACAAACCTCTGGAAGTACATAAAATCTTTCATCCTTATAAATTTCGCCTAAATCTTCATATATTCCACTTGCTCTATCTCTTGGATCTAAATTAACTAAAGCTCTTGCATTAGTTTTAAATTTATTTCTATCATAAACTGGAACTGGTTTAGATTCTTGCACTTCATATTCTACATTTTCTATTACTGTTCCTGGAACTTGTCCCCCAGCAACTTTACAAACTCCTTCTGCTATTAATTTACCTATTAAATCTGCACCTTTTTCTTTGTAAATTCTAACATCCTCAGTCGCTTCACAGAAGCATACCTCAACTATAACTGCTGGCATAGATGTTTTCCTTAATTCATAAAGCTTAGGATTTACTTTAACCCCTCTATTTTTTAATCCTGTTCCTGCTGCTATAGTATCAACTATGCTTTTAGCGTATTCTTCTGCTTTCCCACCAGTAGCACAAATCCAACAAGCAACTCCTAAAGCTCCATTGTATTCATCATAGCATTTATCAAAATGATAACTTAAGAATAATTCAGCTCCAAATCTTTCAGCCTTGTTAACTCCTAAAATTAAATCTGTATTAGAATCACAATTGCCTGGTGTTACATCTAATACATCGTATCCTGCCGCTTTAGTATATTTGTATGCAGCTGCTAATACTTTTCTATCCTCTACTGTTTCATTTATTAATCCTACTGCTCCTGTAGCTTGAAAATTATGACCGCCTCTTTCTGCTATCTTCATATTAATCATTCCTTTCATATTTTTATATAATTAAAGACAATAAAAAAAGAACTACTTTCCAGTTCCTAATTCATTGTCTTACCTTAACTAATTTTCTTTTTTATTAAATCCTTCTTTATTTTTGTTATTCTTATTGAGTACTTCCAATTTTTCCGAAACAATCTCTGGTAATTCCACTCCACATTCCCCCAAATTTTCTACTATACTTCCGGCTTCTTTATATGCAAATAGTGCTAATGTAACACCTATAACTGTAAATTTAAGTCCTAAAAACATATCCAATATTAATACAAAGGCTATAGCCATTAACTCTGCTACCCACCTTATTATTCCATCTCTCATTTTTCTACTTCTGTAATTTTTATTCTTTATAGTTTTTAATACTCCTAATATCATATCTATTATTTTAAATCCTATATAAAGTACCAATAACCAACTTATTACTTCTGGTATAAATTTAAACATATTCTTTTTCCTCCCTACTTATCTGTAAAATATACTAATTGTCCACAATATACTCCTACTTCTGACGTCGCTGTAGCAACATAATAATAAATTTTCCCACTTTTAATAACATTTAAAACTCCATTAAAATTAGGTCCACTTGCACTTATAGAGCATCCTAAAGTTCTAGGTGGTAAAGCCCAAACTGGTAAACTTCCTTCTCCACTCATTTGTCCATTAGTTGCTGCATTATAAATATCTAATATTACCATATTGTTTACTCTACTAACAGTTATCTCAAATCCACCAGTTAATTTTAATTTAGCTTCTTTCTTCACAACTTTTTTTAGTTCTTCTATATCTGTAGTATTTCTTTCAACATTACTTATGAGATTATTTAAAATCTCAAAATTATTTTCTTCTATTTCTCCACTTATTTTTGCAAATAAACTTTCTTTTATAATCATCTCAAAAGTAGCTGAGTGTTCTAAATAATTTTCTTTATAAATAGCTAATTGACAAGAATATACTCCATCTTGCTTTGTTAGAAGTTTATCTATTTCTAAAGTTATTTCTCCATCTCTTGCATTTGTTATATTCAAATCAATTATATTTCCATTTTTATTATCATTTTTTAGATAAGCTAACTCTACAGTTTTTCCAGTCAAATCAATACGTTTATTATTTTGAATAATATAAATTTTATATGTTTCACAATTATTATTATTTTGTGTAGTTACTATACGTTCATTGTTTAACTCATCTATATTTATAAAAATTTCATTAACCATATTTCCTCCTATCTTGCAACATTATATTTATCTAATTCTGGATTAAGTTTTAGCCTAACTTCTCCATCTTGCACAATAAATTTTTCAGGATTATTTTTTATATATAAATCTTTTTCTACAACCAAAAATTCATAATTAAAATCATCCTTATCCTCTGCAAAGTAATCCATATCTTGTTTACCATCTGGTACATGTGCAATTTTACCTGTTTTAGGACTATAGAATATAGTCATTTTACTATTAAAATCTTGAGTTGAATCTTCTTCAATTTTATTTTCCAAATTAACTTTTTCTTCCTTTAAAATCTTCTTTGACACTTTTATTCCTCCTTAAGCCAATGCAATTAATACAGCATTTATAGAAGTGTTCTGTACATCTCCCGCATTAGCTCCATTTTGTATTCTACAATAACCTTCAACTGGACAAATAATAAATCCACCTTCTTCATATGCTTCTCCTACTGCATTAACAGCTACATGAAAAGGAAAAAAGTTTCCACTTGTATTATAATAATATCCCTTCGGAACTACTCCCCATTTCAAACTGCTTTTTCTTTTTACAAATTCTTTAGGTAGTTTAATATTAACTCTTCCTGGATTACCAGCTGGTATTGAAAAAGCCGAAATATATGTTAATGCTGGATATTTATTAGTTATTCCTCCTGTTGTATATTCCAAATCTCCATTATTACTATTTGAATAAGTCCCATCTCCATCTCCAAATACCATTCCTTTTAAATCAACTTGAAATTTTTCACTATATAGCTCTTTCATATTATCTATAAATGGAATCTCTCCATAACCTTCATGTAACATAATTTCAGAAACCCAAAAACTAGCATTTTTAGACTCATTATTAACCGTTCCTATATAAATGGGTGTAGTTCCTTCCTTTGCCCAAAACTTCATTTTAAGCTCTACCCATTTACTATATCCTTGAGAACTTTCAAAAATAGCACCTCCCCATGAATCATCATTCCTAACCATAATTCCAGGTGTCCCGCTTTCAACCCAAACTTTAGCTTTAAAAGTATAATGTTTTCCATATACTAAACCAGAAATAGTTTGTGTAACACCTTGTGATGGTGAATCACATTTAATCTTCAAAGAATATTTATGGCTTAAGGAAGTATCACTTAGCACCGTGCAAGTAGCACCATTCCCCCATAATTCCCAACCTTTCAAGCTTCCTGTGCTAAATATAGGATTACTTACATAATTAAAGCAAGATGTTTCTTTCATAGTTTCATCAAACTCTCTACTATCTTCTACAAACTTATCGAAAATAGCTTTATTATCATTTATTTCTTTTCTACTTTCCCTCATAAAAATATCATGCTCTTTTATTGCATTAGTATTTTCTCCTATACTAACTTTCATAGAATTAAGTTCACCAACGGTTTTAAGAGCTTCGTCTAAAGCTCTATATTCATTACTTCCTTCAATAGCATTGTCAACCATTAAATTTTTATCAACAATGAGTTTAAATATCTTTGAACTAAGAATTCCCCCATTATCATCATAAATTTTCAACTGATACTTTGTAACTCCTTCAATCAATAAAGCATCTGTTAATTCTAGTTGTGCTATCCCCTTAGCTCCATCAATAATTTTTAAATTATTAAATACCTCATTATACTTACTATTAAGAGCATAAATTCTAACTATACAATGACTTATATCTAATATCTTGTTTTCTCCTATAAATTTAAAGTTGATAAATCTCGTTTTTATATCATGTTCTATTGCCTTAATCTCTATTTGCTCATCTCGGTCTATATAGACTACTTTAGTTTGAATATATTTCATATTACTCCACCTTTCTTACAATAAAAAAAGAGCACCTTTTAAGCTACTCTAACTATCTAATTACCTGACCTACCCTTAATGAAGGTGCTACATTTTGTGGAATTCCATTTACTCTAAGCTCCCAATGTAAGTGAGGACCAGTTGAATTCCCTGTATTTCCTGTTTTAGCGATAATTTGTCCTCTTTTAACCCTATCACCCTCATTTACAAGCAACTCACTATTATGTGCATATATTGTAATCAATCCTCCTCCATGATCTACAAATAAATATTTACCATAAGAAGTCGTTAACTCCCTTCTTTTTATTACAACACCATCTTTACTTACTCTAACTGGAGTTCCAATTGGAGTTCCAAAATCTATTCCATCATGTTTACCTCCACTTGGATATGTTGGGAATGTTGCTGTAATTGTTCCAGTGGTTGGTATGACCCATCCAGTGCCATAATCATTATTAACAGTCTTATAATTTTCTGTTACAGAAGGTAACCAACCATCCCCATTATTTTCTGTTACTGGAGAACCATAGCTTCCATTTGAATTAATAGTCAGTATAGGTCTTTTTTCATATATTCCACTAAAATAAATATCACACTCTGCTTTTCTTCTTGCCTTAAGTCCATTTAGTATATTCCCAGCCGCATCTTTTATTATAAATTTCTCCCAAATAGGTCTTATATATGCTTCATCATTAGGATTTCTCATTATAGCATTTGTTAAAGAATTATTTGCTAATATTCTTCCTGTCCCAGCATTAAAAGCTAAATCACATAAAGCATCAAATTGTTGTTGTCTAGTTATTCCTAATTCTTTGCATCTCTGTATAATTGGCTTACCATAATCTCGAATTTTTAAGTTATAACTTTCTTTAGCTGCCATCTCTTCTGGAACTGGTTGATTAGCTTTTAACTTATTAAATACTGTTGGTTCACTCATTGTTACTCCATAACCAATAGTAGCAATTCCACCACTATCATAATATAAATATCTTCCTAATCCCTCATATCCCTTCATGAATCTGAATCCATTACTTGATATAACACCATTTTGCCAATCACCATCACCACCTCCAATTGATGGGTTAGTAGGATCTAAAATAACTTGACCACTTGTATTCTTTATAACTCCATCTAAAGTTAAATCTCCACTTATGGTGGCTCCTCCATTTTCAAGTTTTATAAATACACTTCCATGCTTTATTACTGTTTTATCATTATTTGTATAAATAAAGTTCTCATTGTTCTCTGAACTTAAAACAGCATTATATAAGTCATTATTTTTAAAATCTATATCTTCATATATCCTAATGGCTACTCCATTTTTATCTCCCATAATATTAAACTTATCAAAAGTAATATAAGAAGGGTGTGTAATAGTTCCTTCTTTAGGATATGTAATCATAGTTGCACTATTTAAAGCATTACCTAAAGCTACAATTGGTTTACTTGGATCACTATTATTTAGTAAAGACATTAATCCCCCTATTAGCTCTCCATTCTTACCCCAATTTCCTAATTGAACCATATTGTTTTCAATTTTTATAGCATCTACACCATTATTTCTAAAAATCGCTCCTCCTGGCTTATTTAAATCTATTGCAAAACTTCCATCAGCATTTTCTATAAGAACAGTTTTCAATTTACCAATAAGCCAATCAGCTATAATTCCATCTGGGGTTATAACTGTTCTATAATCCCATTCTCTCTTATCTGGAGTTTTACTATTTGCTAACATGAGTCCTTTAGTCCCAGCACCTAAATAGCCAAAGTTTGGGTCATTAGGATCATTAACTTCACACTTCCACGCAACACAATCTAAATTTTTAGCTATATCTTTTTGTGCTACTAATGGAGCTTTCATAGCATTTATGATTCCTTCTAACTCAGAACTTTTAACGCTGCCATTTTGGTTTAAAATATTATCCAACCTGCCATTAACAATTTCTTGCTTATCAAAATAATTTACTTCTACTTCTCCAAACTCCATATTATTATGTTCTTCTGTTACTAAATCCCACTCAGTACTTATAAATCTTGTTTTAGCATCTATACCAATTTCGGTTAAATTTATTGTAATTGTATCACCAATTCCAATATGTTTAAGATTTTTAAAGTTTTTATATTTATTGGTATTTTCTAAATTTACTATTTTTATATTTCCACTTACTTTAGGTCTATCTAATCCATTATTATATAAATCAACTATACGTCTCCTCATTGCTTCATAGAGTTCTTCTTTTGTTTCAAAACCTTCATCTTCTGGATTTTCAGAGTCTTTTAATTTTAAGTCACTTACATCTACAAATCCCTCACATATAATAGGATATTTATTAATATGTTCACTATCAATAAATTTCTCTGGTAACATTATTCCATCGTAAGCTTTAGGATATGCTCTTGTTATTATTGGGTCTCTATCAATTTTAAAATTAATATCTTCTAAATTATTACCAAATCTAATTTTAACGCCATTATCTCTACCAATTTTTTTATTTATATATACATCAAAATTATCGTTTAATATTTCACCACCCCAACGATTTCTAAAGCTATTTTCATTATCTCCATTTATTGCTTCTATACCATTTAAATTAACAAAATAAGCTGTATTATTTATATCAATGTCACTATGAGCTTTAAACTTAGTTTCAAAAAGAATTCTCTCTAATGCTCTTTGTCCATTTAAATTTACTGCTCTTTTATCTAAAATAGTATGTTTTACTAAATCAAAAAAGATATGCCTAGCTTTTAGTCTCAAGCCAAACATACCTTTATTTTTTTCATAAATTCTATATAATTGTTTATTCTTAGTGTAAAAAACTTTTTGTTTAACAACTCCCCATTCCTCAACCTTCTTCCACCTTCCCTGTTTATCATAAGGGATTTCAAACTCTATTTCATTAAGTCCACTATTTAATTCTAGCCTTAATACTCCACTAAGTAATTGAAGTGTTATGTCCCCATTCTTTTCAAAATTTGTATTATTACTCTTATAGTATTGCATTACACACATCTCCATCTACATTTAATTTCAAAACTATCTAAATTGCCTTTATATGAAATTAAATTTTCTCCATGTATCAATACTGGATAATCTCCAATATCTAAATTATAAGAATCTTCTTCATACTTATAAGCAACTTCTAATTCACTATCAATATATACAAACTCATTAACTTCCACCTCAAACTTATTGCTATTTATATCAACCTCTATAGTTCCATTGCCTCTTAACAATATTAAAGGTTTTGCTAAATCATACTCATTAAATAATATTGTTTCATTAAAAATATCAATAAACTCGTCACCATCTAATTTAAAATGATATCCTCTGCAAATAAAATTTATAGTAAACTTTCCTTTTCTTCTTTTTATTACATCCATAGAACTTATATTTATATCTACAACCTTATAAAACCAATTATGATCATCAGTAAAAATTAATTTATCATCTTCTACATTGTTTAACCAGCTTTTTAATAATCTAAACCTATCCCTTATTTCATTTGGTGAGCATATAAAGTTACATTCAACTGGTATAGTTATATCCTGCTGACCTCCTAACTCTAAATATAAATCTCCATCTCCCCCTAAAACTTCAACTTTTCTTTTATTTTTAATAGAAAACATAGTTGGAGGTCTTTTTACTATACTAACTTTAAAATCATGTCTCAAACTTTTATTATTAAATATTAAATCAATCAATTATATTTTCCCCCTAACTACTCTTCTATCCTTAACTTTTTTAGTTAACACATTTCCATGTTCATCAATAATAATTTCTGCAAGTACTCTACCATCTATAGGTACTATTATTTGAAAAACTTTAGGCTCTGATTTAAAATCCCCTTCATCTTTTTTATTACTGTAATTCTCTAATACTTTCTTTACACTAGAAGTAACTAACTTATCTAGTTTACTTAAAGGAATAACAGCCTCATGCTCTTTACCCTCACCAACTAAAGCCATAGTTGCTTGTGTTACAATTCCCCCTTCTGCAAGTGCTGGTATAGTAGGTAAATTAATTCCAAAATGACTTCCACCAATACCAGGTATCCATGAAGGAACATCAAAACTTATTTTGTTTATTTGCCTTATAACCCAGTTGATTCCGCTTATAGCTGCATTAATTGGAGCTTTAATTATTCCACCTATAGCTCCGAAAATACTACTTACAATATCACTTAGACCTTGAAAAACTTCTCTCCAATTTCCTGTAAATACCCCCTTGAAGAATCTTATTACTCCATTGAATACGCCTTTCACGCCCTCCCATATTGAACCTACTGTTCCAAGAAAAGCGTTTAAAGGTACACCTAATAAACCAAAACTTTGCGTCCAATCTCTAGTAAAAATTCCTGTAAGAAAGTTGTCAAATTTAGTGAAAATTGATGTTATAGAATTCCAAACATTATTAACTCCATTTCTGAACCACTCACATTTATTGTATAGAAGTATAAATGTTCCTCCTAAAGCAACTAATAATCCAATAATTAAAGTAATAGGATTCATAGCCATAGCTAAATTTAAAGCCTTTTGTGCTACTGTCATAGCTTTTGTTGCTACTGTAACCGTTACTTGTGCCGCTTTGTAGGCTAACATTTTAGCCATATTACCTACCCATATAGCACCATTTTTAATACCAATAGCCGTATTTTTAATAAGTTCTAAAGTAAAGCTACCCATTGACTTAATACAATTAAGTACGCCCTTTCCTAAAGAAGCTAGCCCTTTACCAGCACTTTTTATTAATTCCAAAGTAAAACTAGCAACTGACTTCGCTGTAGTTACTATACCTTTTCCAAACTTTCCAATTAAATTAGTACCCTCTCTTGCAGCCTTTCCAAAATCTTTTAACTTAGAAACTCCCTCTTTAGTAACCTTAATCATATCTTTTGTAAACTTAATATTACTCTGTATCCCTTTTGATAACTTAGAGAATCCTCCTAACAAAAGATTTATTCCTATAAAAGATGCTCCGAATCCAACAACTAACTTTTTCTGACCTTCACTAAGCCCATTTATCATTGTTATTATAGTACTTAAAGTATTTGCTCCTATTGATATAAAAGGAGCTAGTATTTCACCAAAATCAACAAATGAATTTCTAACTAAGTTTAGTGATGTTCTTAAATCATTTCCTAGTGTACTATTAATTTTTGTAAGAGCAGAATCAGTTGTTCCTATAGATTCTTTCATTTTCTTAGACTTATCTACCAATGTGTCAAACTGTGAACCTGTTAATGCTGTAAGTGCAGTTAATCCTTCTGTACTACTAAAAAGCTTACCCATTTTATCTGATTGTCCACCAGTTTCTTTTTGTAAAATTTTTAAAGTTCCAATTAATCCTTCGCTTTTCAACATTGCTTGACCATTTTGAAAACCATATTTTTGCATTAACTTTTGCATATCTGTAGTTGGTTTTATTAAATTACTAAAAACAGCCTTTAATTGTGTACTTACTTCTGCCGTATTACCTGTAACCCCAGTTAATGTAGCCATATCTGTAAATAACTCTTCTAGTGAAAGCTCTAAATTATTCGCTAAAGGAAATAACTGTTGCATAGATTTAGCCATTTCAGGGAAAGTTGTAACTCCTAGTTTTGCAGTTTGAAATGCTAAATCACTTATTTTTTTAGCGGTTTCATCATTAACTTGATTATATCCCTTCATTCCAGCACTTATTAATGAAACTGCATCTTGTACTTCTGCTCCGCCAGCTTTAGCACTTTTAGCCATTGTTTCAAAAATCTTTTCTGTTTCTTTTCCTCCATCTCCTATTGAAGATATTGCGGTGTACATCCCTTCTGAAACTGTTTCTAGGCTCATTCCTGTTTCATCAGAAAGCTCTCTTATTTTATTTTTATAAGATTCTAAATGACTTTGGTCGTCTAAAAGTGTATTTATATTTGCAAGACTATCCTCAAATTTAATATTCGCAAATGTAGCAGCACTACCTAAACCAATCATAGCTACACTAGCTGGCTTCATTTTATTAGATAAATTCCCAGCCTTTTCTCCAGCTTTCCCAATTCCTTCAGAGAATTTATCTATTTTAGACTTATCTAATTCTTTATTTATATTTTCCAAAGCCTTTTTATTTTCTTCTAAAGCTTTTTTTGAATTATTTAATTTTATCTCTGCATTACTTATTTTTATTACATTAGTATCTATCGCTTTATTATTCTTTGTATATTCAGCTTCTAGTTGCTTTAATTCTTCTTTTAATTTTTTTGATTCTTCACTGTTCTTACCAGTTTCTTGAACACTCTTTTTATATTTATCACTTGTTTCACTTATTTTTTTAGCTAATTCACTCTGTTTTGACTTCTGCTTATCTAAATCACTATTTAATTTAGTTAAGTAATCTCCTTGAGTTTTAATCATATTGTTCTGTATTTTCATTTTAGCTGTTAATTCTGATTGCTGACTTTTTAATAAATCAGTTCTACTACCGAATAACTTTGCTTGTGTATTGGCTAAATTATAACTACTTCCAACTCTTTTAAGTTCTTGAGCCATTTCTTTCATTTGCTTCTGAAAGCTCGAGGTGTTTGCTCCTATTTTTACATTAGCTCCTATAACTCTCACCTCCCTCATTTAAAATAAAAGAAGAAGAGTTAATAGTACTCTTCTCCTTCATCATCTTTATTAATATCACTTTCTATATAATCAAGTAATTCTAATAAATCCATATCTAATACAGTATTTAAACTATCTCTATATTTTTTTATAGAATAATTTACAATACTATTTAAAATCTCTATTTGGTTTTCTTCATAATCACCGTAATTATCTAGCTCTTCATCACTAACTCCTTCTATTTCATCATATTCATCAAAGGCACTTTTCTCGTATTCTACTTTCTCACAGAATATATCAGCTATTCTATCTACAATAATTTTATCAATGAACATTTTAATCCAAAGATAACATTCTAATATTTCAAAAACATCTATATTTTTTAGCTCTGATAATGAAACTTTATTATCAAAGAAAACTGTTAGAAATGAACATACATTATATATGTCATTTCCATTTTCTCTAATTCGCTTTTCTATCTCTATATACTTTTTATATTTCCTTATTGTAAATTTGCTAGTATATAAATTAAGACAAGAAATCCCTATCTCTTGAATTTCTTGCCTTTCATAAAACCCGCACTCGCTTTAAAAGCTTTATCATTTGATTTACCAGCAATCTCAATATCAACACTAGAGAAATTAAATATTATATCTGATATATCCATTTCACTCTTAATATCTTTTGCAGTAAATTTGTTGTCAAATATAAATACCAAAGTATCTATCATTAAATTTATATCATCACTATTAAATAGCTCTTTTTCTGCTAATTTATTTCTAGCTTTAGTATAAACATCATACTTATCAAATAGCATTTTTCCACTATCATATTGTTTACCCTTTACTGTTATTTTCATTTTATATCCTCCTTTTATGCAGCCTCTTTTTCTTGTACCTTTGAAAACCAATTTGTTATAGAACTTTTTGCATCATTATGTGATTCTAATAAGAAAGTTTCATCTACTTCTATGCTAGTATTACCATCTTTTTGTCTACCATAGAATGTACCTTTCATTTTATCAGTTTGTGTTTTAGGTTTCTTACCATTTGTTTCGTATTGGTCATCCCAACCACTATTAAACTTACCACAATAGTACCAAACAAACTCGTACTTACCATTTGTTTGTCTTGCTCTCCAACCAATAGCTACTTCTTTAGCTTGATCATCAACATTATTAATTAAAAATCCATCTTCATAAGTTGCCCCTCTTAATATAGCTTTTTGTTCTGGACTAAGCTTATTTACATCAAATTCTATTTCAATACTATCAAAACTTTCAAAAGTTTCCTCAATAGTATCATCACTTTCTGTTGATTCTACAGTCTTTTTAGTTGTTACTTTAGCATTTAATGCTCTTCCTAGTTTAATTGGTGTAGCCGTAGCGTACTCTGTTGCTGTATTCTTATTAACAATTGCAATATATATATCTTTACATCCACATCTTCTTGTATTAACTACTTCTGGCATATTTTCTCCTTTCTATTTAGCTAATTTCACTTATATAGCTAAATCTTAAACCTTTATGGTATATTCTTGTTTTTGTTTCGTAAAAATCCTCACTTGAATCAAAATAAAAATTATTCTTTTTCAAAAGTTTTTTAATAGCCTTCTTTAACTTAAAAGCTTCTAAACTATCTTTACTCCATACATCAATTTGAATATTATGTTCTTCTTCTCTAGCTTCATCATCTTCAAATGATTCATCCTGTTCTAAATATTCATGTACTGTTATATGAGTTTTATTAAGCTCTTCATCATACCACCCCTCTATAACTGGAACATTTAAACATTCTAAACACTCATAGACTAAGGCGATAATATCAAAATCCTCCAAATTAATCACCTAACTTCTCTTTAACAAAATTATCATATTTCTTTTGGGCGATATTATCATAAACTCGTTTTAATATTTTATTAGTTTTTCCAAAAGCATGATGAGGTGGTCTTTCTGATGTTCCCCATTCTTCCATTTTCATATAGTAAAACGGTGTATTATCTGATTTTTCCCACCCAACAACACACTGTAAATTACCTTTCTTTTTTCTTATTTTAGGTTCAGGAATATTATTAGCTGCGTGTCCTGGTGGTCTACTTCCTTTTCTTCCACTTTTACTATTGTCATCACTTATATGAATTAATGGAGCTACTGTTTTTTTCGCTAAATCTCCACACTCTTTAAGAATACTTTTTTCAACATCTTCATTTTCCTTTTCTGTTCCTAACTGTTCAAAAGTTTTTATTAAATCATCCAAACCTTCAAACTTAATTTCCCATCCATCACTCATTTATAAAACCTCTTTACACTTTAGTTTTACAAATTGTTTATTGTAACCTAAAAAATCAGGATAATATATCTCATATTTTCTCCCTTGCCATTCAACTATAAAATTCTCTTTATTTCTAAGTTCTTCTACCTTTTTACAGTATCTAATCTTAAAAATAATAGTATTTTCTAGTTTCATTTGAAGAGCACCATATAATTCTTGTCCATACAAATCTAATATTTCTGCCCAACAATCATAAAAGGGAATTAGGCATTCCTCTTGCCTTCTCCCCTTAATATTTTTTTCTTCTAGCTTTTTTATTGAAATTCTTTCATATCTAGCCATTATCATCACCACAATATCTAAGTTGTGTTAATATTGCATTTAATGAATATTCCAATTTATTATTCACATTTCCAGCAACAACACAATCTCTATTATCATACCAATGCTTAACAAGTATCTTTATAGCAAGACTATATAACGACTTTTTATAGTCTCTTTTTATTCCAGCATTATACAAGTATTCTTCTGCTGCTAATAAAAGACTTCGAAGAAGTATATCATCTTCTTCGAAATCAATTCTTAAATACTCTTTTAACTCTCTTAAATCCATAAGCAAGAACTACTCATTTTGTTGAGTAGCTTCTCCTTCTTCTTTTATTTCTTCTTTTGATTCGTTCTTGTTCTTACCTGACCTTGGACTACTTTTTAATACTTCTTGTAATTTTACAATTACTCCAAACTTTCTTATTTTCTCTGCATCAGAAGATTTATCAAGTGGTGAGTTAACATCAAATCTTTCAATTATTCTAGCAATAGTTTCATTTTTAGTGTATCCAGCTTCTTTAGATTGATCTATTAGATACTGTTTTCTATCCATGAATTTAATTAGTGTTTTAAAATCTGAAACTATAAACTTAGTTTCATCACCAACATCAAATATTGATTCTTCTAATTCGATAACTGGTCTACCCTTAAATACTAAATCTCCGCCATCAGATAATTCTTTTAATAAAGGTCTTCCTTGCTTATCCATAAGTCCATCTAAATAAGCTCTTCCATCTGAATTAGTTACAATAATTGCTCTTTTTCTTGCATTAGGGACTAATGAGTTTATTGTTTTAACAAGTCCAGCATAATCATTTATAGTTTCTTCTGCTAATACAGCCTTAGCTTGTTTAACAATCTCTGCATTTTCCGTATTAACAGCAAACTCTGCAAATTCTTCATTTACAAACTCTAAGAAGTTTATTTCACTATCTTCTAATAATGAATTATCTATCGGTGCAAGTAGCCCATAGTCATCTATATCATAAGCCATAGGTTGAGTTTTAAGCATAGCTTTCACTAACTCTGTATCTTTTGCCAAGTTAGCAAGTTTATCAACTGATGCTCCTGCTCTTACTGGCATTTTTCCCGCATTCCTATTTACTGGTATAACATGACAATGTTCTTTAAGTGAAGGATATCCTTCTTTTAACTTTTCAAATTCATTTACAAATTCTTGAGGTATTACAGCTCCATTATTAGTTGATGACATAATATCCCTTTCTTCTTCACTTAATTGTATACCTCTAATAGTTTTACTCATTGCACTTAATTGTAAACTTCTTTTTTCTTCCTTAGAATCACCATTAATTATTACTCTTCCACCTGTAAAATTAGTGTTTTTTCTTTCTTCATCAATAGCTGTCATAACGGACTCAATTTCTTCCTCAATTATTTCCATTCTAGCTTCTATCTTTTCTCTTTCTAATGCTTTACTTCTAGCTTCTTCTTCCTTTTTCTCTTTAGCTAATGATCTAATTTCTTCTACAATTCCACATCTTTTTTCTTCTAACTCTTTCTTCTTTGCTCTTAATTCTTTTAATCTTTCAAATAAATTCATTTATAAAATCCTCCTAATTTTAAGTAATAAAAAAAGAGCCTTAACAATACATAAGCTCTAATAAACTACTTCTTTTTTCTTCTTTTTTATTTTCATTAAATTTAATTTTTTCTAAACTTCTACAATCAACTTCTGTATCTTCATAAGCTGGAAATGGTGTTGGTGATATTTCATATAAATCAATCTCTAATAATGTTCTTTTCATTATCTCCTCACCATCTATTTCAACTTTTGACCACTTATCATCAAGAACTTTAAATCCAAATGAAGTACCATCTACATCACCACGCTTTACACTCTCATATAAATCATTTGCTACTGTTGTATTAGGTAAATCTATTTCAAATCTAAGTCCTATTGAATCACTTTCTAATCTTAAAGTACCACTCTTTGTTGAACCTAATACATTATCAGTATTGTGATTATATAAAGCTTTTATTGTGTTACTTCTTAAGCTATTATCAAAAGCTCCTTCTGCAACTACTTCAACAAACTTATCGCCCCACCAATCTCTTAATATCTGAGATTCAACGTTATACTTTGAAGCGTAACCAGTTATTGTTTTAGTATTTTCATCTCCAGTTGCTCTTACCTCAATATTAGAAATAAGATGTCTAACTTCTCTTTTAACTTCTTTATGCTCCATATACTCATCTCCTTTCTTGTATTTTTCTACAGAAAGCAATTTCTCTATTAATAAATTCTGTATTTCCTCCATTAATAGGTGGTAATCCTAACTCTTTTCTTGTTTGATTAAGAGTTCTTTTACCTTCTTTGATTTCATTTTTATAATCCTCATACTTATTTTCCACCCTTTTCCCCTCCCTTCTTATATTGTTCTCCAGCCATTTCTATAGGAATCATATTCCCATTAACAAGTAACCTATCTCCACCTTCTACTGGTGGTAAATTTTCTCTCCTTCTAGCTTCATTTGCCTCAATAAATCCACCTTGTATTCCTATTCTATAAGCTTCATATCTAGTTTTAATATCACTTCTTAGAATAGTATCAACATTAAATTCAGCTTTTACATCCTGTAAGGTTTCATATTGACTGAATAACTTATCTTGTATTTCCTGTTCATATACAGTAAGAGAAGATTGAAGTGTTGTTACATAAAAATCTTTTTGTTGTTCTGTAAGATTATTAAATGTAGCTCTTTCTAAATCATTAAGATGGTATGATTTCATACCAAATGTTGCTGCCAATTCTCTTTTTGTTAACTTTGAGTTTTCCAAGAATTGAGCATCTGCCATACTTAATGATATTGGCTGAAATTGATACCCAAAAGGAAGTAATGAAATAGAATGAGCATTTTCTAAGCCATTACTCATTGATTCAAATTCCTTTTTGAATATTTTTTTAGCTTTTTCATCTAAATCACCTACATATTGAACAATTCCTTTAATACTTAATCCATTTTTAAAGAATTTATTTATAAACTCTTGAGTTGCTCTCCCATTTTCGATAGTACATCTTAAATAATCCAAGGGCTTTATTCCTATTAATCCATCTAAAGTAATATCACCTATAAAGTGTAACATTTCATCTGGAAGTAATTTATGTTCCTTCCCATTTTTATCTGTTACTACATACCAGACCTTACTTAAACTACTTAGAAAATTATCATCATCAATTATTTTAGTAACATTATCTGAATTAATTGGATATAATCCTATAATTTTTCCTTTTCTATCTCTCTCTATATAAGCATAAGCATTTCCTTTCAATGTTCTTTGAGTTTCTAAACACTTCCAAAAGTTTATTGAACTCATCAATGGATTAGGTTTATACCTCAATAGATAATATAATTCATGCTCTTTATACTCTTCTTTATCTTTATAAATCTTTAAAGATAATTTCCCTATGCTTTCAGCCCTAATCTTGGTACATACATAAACTGTATTTTCTTTTAAAGCTCTTTTTCCTCTTACTGAAAAATTCAATTTAATACCGAATTTCTCCCAAAAGTTAGAATCCGATATATCAATACCAATATCTTCATCATAATTACTTCTTTTTTCATCATTATTATTTTTCTTGTTAAATAATCCTCTTAAGAAACCCATCTATTTTTTCCTCCATAATTTTTTTAAGAAATCTTCATCTGCAAATTCACTCACATCTAAATTTTCTCTATTCCAATAAGTCATAGCTCTGTTGTGTGCGAATATACAAGAAGCTAATGGGTCAATTCTTTTAAATCTACTCTTTTTACTTATTTTTATTTCTCCAAATGAGTTTGTATCTTTTTCTGCATTTTGAACACACCATGTCATAAGATTATTTTCATCATGAACAATTTGTTTTATCTTCATTAAGTCTCTAAAGTTGACAGTTGCTTCATTAAGTTTCGCACAACTTTGTCCACACTCTACGCAATTATAATCTCTTCTTTCTAACTCACTAACTAACATTGCAGCTCCATGAGGGTCATAACTAACTTCAATAACATTTAGTTCATATTCTTTAACAATACTCTCTATAGTATTTAAAATTGCCCATAAATCTACTATTTGTCCCTCATTTGCCTCTGTTTTTATAAGCCATCCTTTCTCTTTACTACTCCAAATGTTGTAAGGTACATTATCTGTTTTCATTTTCTCCTTAACAACTTCTGCTGGTATAAATGACTTACCAAATAAAGCATATTTTCTAATTCCTTCATCTAAGTAAGGAAACTCAAAAGCTATTGATGTTAAATCTCCCGATTTTGATAAGTCCATACCAATATAACAATCATGACCTCTAAATTTCTCTAAGGTTATATTCTCTTTACAAGCCTTCCAAAATTCAACATCAACATATTTCTTCTCTCCAGCCGCAACATATATATTACAGTTCTTAGTTAAAAATTCTATTCTTTTTTCCTCATTACTTGTATTTTTAGCTAGATTAGCATTTTGTCTCATACTTTCAATGCCTTCTTCATATGTGCATAAAACTGGATTAGCTTTTATCCACGCTTTCTCGTCAAAAGGATCATCTTCATCTTCTAGCTCACAAATCATTACAAAGTATTTTTCATTTTCAAAAGTTCCATCTAAGATAGAACAACAATCTAAATACTCATAGTAACAAGCTGTTTCTTCATAGTCTTCTCCAGCCGTAGTTATTATTACTAATAAAGGTTCTGTTCTTGCCATCATACCTGATTTCATAACATCATACATTTTACTATTAGGATGTGCATGATACTCATCTATAACAGCCATTTGAGGATTCTTACCATCACCAGTTTTACCTGCCTTTTTACTTAAGTGTTTAATAAAACTATTACTTTTTTTATGTTTTATTACTTTTTGAGTAAACTTAAATCTTTTTTTCAATGGTTTAGAAGCCATTAACTCCCATTCCTCAAAAACTATTTTAGCCTGATCTCTTTCAACGCCTAAAGTATAAACTTCTGCTGCATTATATCCTTTTGCTCCTATTTCATAACCAGCCATACCAGCTTCTAACTGTGATTTTTGATTTTTTCTTGCTACTTGTATAAAAGCAAACCTAAATCTTCTGTAATTTGTATCTTTATGCTTCCAAGCTTCTATATTACAAACAACAAATTTAGCCCATGAGTTTAATATTATTGGTTTTCCTTCTAATACACCCTTTGAATGTCTACAATGTCCATACCATTTAACTATTCTTTGAGCTTCTTCTTCATCCCAATAATACTCAAAATCATCACTTTCCATTCTTTCTAAATCATTCAAGAACCTTTTGCAAGCTTGTTTATGCCTTTTACAAGCATTAATCTTTCCATCTAATATTGAATTTGAATAATCTATAAGTTCCTCAAGAACTGTATTAAACATCTTCAAAATCCTTATTTAATTCTTTTTCATCATCAGAAATATCACTTGCTTCTTGAATAATTTTTAATCTAGCTGCTGGACTTAGTCCAAACTCACTTCCTAATTTTTTAATAACATCTGCATATTGAATTTGAATAGATATTAAAGGATTCTTTTGAGTAGTTTCAAAACCTCTTTTATTAATATGAGTAATTGTAAGTTCATCACAATTTAATTTTCTTGTACATTCTATATACTGCTCTATAGCATTAGCTAGAACAGCTAAATTATAATTATCTATATTTGCGAGTATATCTACAACTTCTAACTCCTTGACAATTTTCTTAAATATGCTTTTGCCCTCTTTTGATAGCCATGTTGGTGGTCTTATTTTATCTCTAGGTAATTTTTTTAATTTTTCTTCCTGTTCCTTTCTTTTTTCAATTTCTTCATTAGGTAAATGGCTCTTATTTCCATTTGCAATAATTTGATTAACTGAAATCATCTTTCTAGCCAAACTATAATATACCCCCTTTCACTTTATAAACCGAAAAAAATTTTTTCTGCATAGACACTGCGACCTTTTGGCTCTTGCCCAAAACTTTTTGCCCTACCCCTCCCCATTAGGAATTAGCTTAAACAATTCATCTTGAGTATTCTTTTTAGTAACCATACCCTTGTTATACTTAGAGTGTATTTCTTGATGACATGAATTACATAAAGAAAGAAGGTTACCTGTCTCTAGCCCAAGCTCCCTTCTTTCTTTTAGTTCTATTACATGATGAACAACATCAGCAACTCTTATTTTCTTTTTACTTAAACACAACTTACATAACCCATTATCTCTATTAATAACAAAACCTCTAACTATACGCCACTCTTTAGAATTATAAAAAGCCTGTTCCTCTTTGTCCTTCCTCCTAACCTTATAGCACTTATGTCTTTCCTTATTGCTCTCTACTCTATGCTTGCTACAATAAGTTTCTTTTACACTTATAAGATTAGTACATCCACTATAGTTACATACTTTCTTTGGCATTTCTTTTCCTCAGTGCTTTCTTTAGTTTTGCTATTATTTTCTTATTCTTCTCTAATTCTTTCTCTAAACTCTCTATTTCATTAATAAGGCTCATAAACTCTCTTATTCCTAACTTCATTTCTTGTGATAAAAAATCTTTCGTAACAGATTTAATCAACTTTCTTCTCTTATCCTTTAATTCTCTCTCTTGAACTAAAGGGCGTAATGGTTCTGTACATATTTCACATGATAACCCCTCTTTAGCTTTTCCTTCAAACTCATATTCCAATCCACAATTACAACATCTATACTTAGTTTTCTTCATAATGTCCTTCCTCCTATTAATTATTAGTTAGACTATTTAATTCCATTAATAGCATCATATATCTACCCATTAACCTCTCAGTTTCTGGAGTAACATCTTCCCCTTTTTCCTCTCTTTTTTCTAAATCAATTACCTTATCCATAATATCTGCACATTCTCTAAATATATCTCTAACTCTTAAAAACTCTTTATTTTTTTCCATAAAAACAACTCCTTTAAATTTAAACTTAGTTATCAACAAAGCTTTATTGACTTTTTCTTATTATTTAAAAACTGTTTCTTTGCAAAAGCTTTAATTTGATTAGTTTCTTTTTTTGAAATACTATTTAATATTTCGGATATATCAGAAGAATTAACTTTTCTATTGTTAATACGATATTCAGATTTTGATAGAAGTTTTAATGTAACATTAACATTATTAGTTAATATGTATAATTTACAAATTATAATATCAATACTATCATTATCTTTTATTTCTATACTATTAACCATTTCAACAGTATCATTATAAGCTTCAATTATAGGTTTATATTTTTTCTCAAGTTCATTTAATCTGCTTTCTTTTACTTCTTCTAAATTCATTTTTAACTCCTTTAAAAGATATATATTTTTTTTTTGCAATTTTATAATTTTCTTCTTGCATTGAACACAACATAATTTAACTTCTGTTGTGTTCACCAATCTTTTATAACCATTGATATATCTTACTTCTTAATCATTATTAATTTTGAACACAACGTACGCTAAATATGTTGTGTTCGCTATATTTTAAAACTCTTGATTCTTCTATCTATTCTACTTTTCTCAACACCTATATAACGTAAAGTTACAGCTGGATCAGAATGGTTAAATATTTTTTGTAGTTCAGCTATATCGTTATATTGCATATAATAATGATATCCAAATGTTTTTCTTAAAGTGTGAGTTGCCAAATTATATATTCCTAATTCTTCACCAGCTTCTCTAAGAATTGTATACGCTCTTTCTCTGCCTATTGCTCTATTATATCCATTTCTTGATTTTATAAGGAATTCATCTAACTCCTTATCCGAACAATATTTTTTCAATTCTTTTTTCAATATTGGATTAATAGGGAACATTTTTTGTTTCCCTGTTTTCTTCTCTCTAATGGCAATTTGTTCTTTTCCCTTAACATCTCTAACTCTTAATCTCAATATATCGCTTATTCTCAAACCAGAATATATCCCAATAATAAACATAATATAGTTTCGTTCACTATCTTTTCTTAACTTATTTGCTAACGCATTAACATCACTAGAATTTCTTATTGGTTCAACATAATTCATATCTTAATAATTAGCTGGTAAGCTCCATTCCTCAACTAATCTTCTATTAAGTTTACTTTGGGTAACTATTATTTCAGGCTCACTATACATTATCTCTGGCTCATTTGTTTCTTCATTAACTACCATTAACCAAGTAGCATTCGTAGTTTCTGAACTAAATAATCCATTAGGGTCTGCTTGTGGTAAAACATATGGATTCCTAGCATATTCTCCACCTTTTACAGTATCCATCTTTTCTGGATTAGTATATTGTGTAGTATATGGAAGTCCAAATCCTATACATCTACCTAAGTATACAAATTTTCCATCCATACTCTTAAAATAAGCATATGTTGTTAATTGAGGGTCATCTCTTAACTCCCATATTTTTTTAGCCATATCCTTTTCAAAGAAATTAGTTATCTCTGGCATACCTAATTGTCTATTAGATTCTTCTAGTAATTGCTCTTGCTGAGTATTTATAGTTTCTTGTGAACCTACATCTTTTTTATCTTTAACTTCACCACACCCAACTCCTACTATACCTAGCGATAGAACTAATAAAATAGCTGTAACTCTTTTTTTATTCATTAAAATTTCCTCCTCTCATTTGTTGTAAAAAATTATATAAATCTTTATTTTCTATATAATCAATATTAAAATTACTAAACTTACTATCTATTAAGTTTCTTATTTGTTCTTTCTCTTCTTTAGTTTTAGCTCTTTCATACTCTCTTTTATACTCTGCTAAAGTATTTATCATACTTTCTACATAAGACTTGCTCTCTTTAAATTTTTCTCTTTGAATACTAACACTTTCTTTATTTATCGTTCGGTCATAAATATTAGAAATTTTTCCAATACCAAAAAGACTTACAATAGCTATTGCTCCTACTGTAACTCCTCCTAAAATATTAATTAACAATTTTTTCATTATCAAAAATACCTCCTTAAATAAAAAGAGAATCTAGTAAAACTAGATTCTCTAATCTCTTAACTTAGGATTATTAAGAGTATTTACATTTTAAATAAGAAAAAAGGCGATTGAAGGAAGGCATTGGATTCGAACCACCTTTTGCACACCCAACTGGAGACCTTCCATGTTAGCAAGGCTTTTGTGCCTTGCTTTACATTCTGACATTATATAATTTGCAAGGAAGCGTAAAAAAATATTTTTTTACAATAATATTATCTCACATCTTTTTTAATGTGATTTATCATCTTTTTTCAATTTATTTCAAAACATTTCAATTCATTTCATTTTATTTCAAAATATTTCACTAAATTTCACTTAATCTATCTTTCTCCCATATAATTATTTCTCTTATTAATCTCTTTTTCTTTCTTGTACATGAAACCTCACTCATATGATATTTATTTGCAAGTTTCCAATTAGGTATACGTTTCTTATATGCTTCTTCTAAAAAGTTTCTCTCTTCTTCTTCCAAAGAATTTAACATATTACATTCTATAATCTTATAATCTTCTTCTATTTCAAATATTAAGTTTTCTAAATAACCAATTTCTTTTATATATGCTGCAATTTTATTTTCATAGCCTTCCAATACCTTTATCATTGATTGCTCTATAGGACTTCCAACACATGAACTTTGTATTTTCTCCACAAAATCTGGACTTTTTAAATTTGATGGTATATTAAAATAATTATTTTCCATTTTAGCTTCAATTATTTTTATACTATTTTCTAAAAAACTTATCTTTTCTTTTAAACTCTTTATCTTTGCATTTTTTCTATAGTAGTTACGTATTCTTTCTTCTGCTAATCTAAACATCTTTTTATCTATAACCATAAAATCACCTCAAAAAAATAATACAAGATATTTAATAATATCTTGTATTATATCATCATCTTTAACTTGTCCTATCTAAACTCTTTATTTTTCTTGCTTTTACTCCTCTCATAGCTCTTTTACTTTTATTTTGTAAAATAATCTTTTCAACTTCCATAGCTTTTTGAGGATTTATTTCTAAAATTCTACTTGTTGAATCTAAATAAACTGTACTTTTACTTACTCCAAATACCTTAGCAGCTTCTCTAATAGTAACTTTATTATTTATAATATAATCAACAACATTTAAAACTCTTATCTCAACTTGCCTACTCTTATATTTTCTTTTATACATAACTCCTCCTAAATAATTTTCATTTGACCAACTATATTTAGTTTTAATCTTTTAACATCTACTAGCCTATAATATTTATTAGCTCCTTTTATTTCTTTAACTTCTATCAAACCTAATTTTTCTAACTCTCTAAATACTCTATTTACATTCTGTTTTCTTAAATTAAGTAATTTTCTAACATCAGATTGAGTATACTCATCTGTAATTAATAGCAATAATACTTTATAATGATATTTTCCTAATTCTTCAATGTTAGCTATATGTTCAAAATATTTCTTATCCATATATTTTTATTGAGTAATCAAATATGATTACTCTAGTAATAATATTTGATTACTCTTAACTCCATTATCAAATTTTCCTATTCAACTTCCTCTAAGTCTGGAACTTCTATATTCACTTCTCCACTTCCATCTTCATTAAAATCTAATATCTTAATTCCATGCTCTTCTAAAATATAATCTACATCATCTCTATAATTGGCTTCTCTTTCTATTTTGTCTAAAACCTTATTTAATTCACTTTCACTTTTTGCCTCAACTGTCATTTCATGATTGAAGTTAACAATTTCATTTATAGTTATTTTAAATTTTGCCATTCTTAATTCCTCCTGAAAAGTTATTTTTAAAATGGTACATCTCCATCATCTATTGGTACCATATCATCATTGTTAAATGAATTGTCTGGTGTACTAAAAGCTCCTCCAAAGTCATTTTCTCTTTTTGCATAATCAATAAAATCAAACCCTTCTACAACTACTCCTGTTGTATATCTTTTAGTTCCTTCTTTATCTTCATAGCTTCCAGTTCTTATGTTTCCTACAATGGCTAACTGTCTCCCTTTAGTCATATATTGTGCTATTATTTCTCCTGGTTTCCCATATGCAATACATTGTATAAAGTCAGCTTCATACTCACCATTTTCACCTTTATATTTCCTATTTACAGCTAAAGTAAATCTTGCAACTGCTGTTCCCTTAGTAGCTGTAAATCTTAATTCTGGATCCTTTGTTAACCTACCTATTAAAACCACTTTATTCATTCTCTAAATCTCCTCTAACTTTTCTAACAATACCTGTCTTATCTTTTCCTTTGGCTAAGTCAATGCCTATATTTTTTTCATATTCCAATGGTCCTTCTCCCAAAAGCTCATAACATAATTTTTCATCTGGAATCATAAATACACATCTATCACCAGTTACTCTACATTTACGTTCCATACCTCCATAACATGCTCTACAACTCATAGTTCTTTCTCCTCCCTGTTTTCGTAAGCTTGTCTAAGCCCTTCAAAAGCCCACTCATGTATTTCTAACATTTCTTTTTTTTCGTTATAAGCTTTTTGCAATGCTTTATTTTCAGCCATTATAGCAGTTACTAATTGTAGTCCATTGTCAATTTCATCCCACTCTACACTTCCTATAGAAAACTTATCTCTAATTTTCATTAATGAATTTATTGTTTTTTCATATCTAGTCATCACTCACACCCCCTAAGCATTTCCTCTTTTATCTTTTTTATAAAAGTTTCTTTATCACAAATAGAATCTGGTCTATCACTAACAAAAACTTTGTCACATTCATTTTCAAAAATACAATCTAAACAATTCCATTTATCTTTACAAATATCATATTGTTTACTTAAAATTTCATTTAACATATTTTCATATAATTCACACATTCATATCTCCTTACAACTAAAATTCTGATAACCTTTGTGTTGGTAAATGATATTGTAATTCCACTACCCCAGTTCTTCCGTTTCTACATTTAGCAAAATTAATTTCTAAAACATCACCAACTATATCTTCTTTATCTTCTCTTGCCCTATAATAACCATCTCTATAGAGTAATCCAATTACATCCGCATCTTCTTCTATACTTCCAGTATCTCTTAAATCTGATAACATCGGTCTATGGTCTGCTCTCTGCTCTGCTGCCCTTGAAAGCTGACATAATCCAACCATTGCAACATTTAATTCTTTTGCAATAGATTTTAATGTATTGGATATATAACTTGATTGTTCATATTTAGTACCTTTAGTTGTTGGTTTGATTTTTCCTATATGATCTACGATAATAACATCTAATCCATGCTTTATTTTTATCTGTTTTGCAATTAACCTTATTTGATTTACTGTTATAGATGCTGGTTCATAAATAAATATATTTTCTTTTCGGCTTAATCTATCAAAGACATTTATAATACTCTTCATTTCATTATCATTGAATTTTCCCCTAGCAATTTTCCCATTTTCAATATATGAGTTAGAAGCTAATAACCTTTGTCCCATTCCTTCTTTACTCATATCTAATTGAATATATAAAACATTACCTTGTATATTTTCCATTATTGCTAGAGAAAGGGCTGTCTTCCCCATACTTGGTCTTGCTCCTAATACTATAAATTCTTTTTTCTCTAAACCATTAGTTGCATTATCTATTTTTCTAATACCTGTACTTATTCCAGTAATACCACTTTTACTACTAAAGGCTTTTTCTATCTTTTCAAAAGTCTTTTCCATAACTTCGCTCATTGTATAAACTTTTTCTTTATCTTCTGATGAATTTAGCTCTAATAAAGTATTTTGTAAAAAGTCTATTTTACTTTCTATAGTTCCTGGTGTTGTTAATATACTTTTGCAAGTTTCATTTAGTTTTCTCTCTTTGCTTTTTTCTTTAACTAAACTTAAATGACTATCAAATGCTCCCCTAGATGTGTGATATGATATTTCTGTTAAATCTGATAATGTAAGCACTTGTTTTTTAATATCATTTGATAACTTTTCAGATAATATTGTTAAATCAAAGCTTATGTTATTCTTGTATAGCTCTTTTATAGCTCTAAAAATAATTTTATGTTTTGAATTATAGAAGTCATTTTCACCTAGTATATTTATAGCTTTTAACATAAGCTCATTATCTTGTATTATCGTTCCCAAAATTATTTTTTCACTTTCAATCGAATAATTTTTCTCCATGTTTACCCCCTAGTAATCAAAACTATCTTTTGAACTATTTTCTTTTCTTTCTTCGTAACTTTTTTTATTAACTCCTTGATTTAAATATCCCTCAAATTTATTTCCAAATAGAGTTTCTGGTCTTAAATATTTTTCATATTCAGTACCTTGCCATTCTTTAACTTTGTTATCTATAACCTTAAAGAATTCTTCCTTTTTAAATCCATCTGCTAATCTAGCCTTAATTAAATCTTGTGTTTTTTTAGTTGTATATTTGAATGATTTTCCTGCTTTAGAATTAAGGTAATCTATAACTTGACTATATATATTATTAGAATCTTTTATAGGAGAATCTTTGTTGTCGCATTTTGCTACAAGGGGTTGTTGTATTTTGCTACAAGGGTTGTTGCATTTTGCTACAAGGTCATACTCCATTAAGTAATCTAATTTTGATGTTAATTTTATAAAGCAAAAGTTTCCTTTCTTAAATTGCTTATCTTTTTTATTTAATTTTTCATGTGAAAGTTTTCTAATTATAATCCCTTTTTCTTCAAGATTACTTAATCTTCTTAACAATGAAGTTCTATGACCTATTATTGGTATCTGATCTAATATTAAATTTGATTGATTTACCCAAATATATCTTTCTCCATCTATAATTTGAAATTCTATAGATTGACTAGCATACATATCCCTAATAACACTTAGGATAAGAGCATCATTATTATCTAATCCAAGTTCAATTAATTTATTCTGTTGAAATCCATGTATTGTATATTTCATACAATCACCCTCTTTCTATTTCTTATTTAAAATGTTAAAATAAGATTGATTCATTATTTGAGTACATTGGTTACTTTGGTCGGTACCAATGCACTCTCTTTTTTTCTCTATTAAAATATTTAAAAGTTTGTCCACTATTTCTTCACCTTCTTATGCTGTAAGTGTCTCTCTTAATAAATTAAGTATTTTTTTCTTTTCTCTTGATATTGTTTTTTCATGAACACTTAATATTTTTGCTGTTTCTCTTTGAGTTTTCTCATCAAAATAAAGCATCTTTAATATTTTTCTTTGATACGTATTTAATTTATTTATTGCTATTTTTAAATCTATATTTTCTACATATTCATCAGTATTAGATTCTTCAACAAGGCAATCAATAAGCTTAACCCCTTCTGCTGAATTTATTTCTTTATCTAAGGAATCTGTATATATCCTTTCATATACATCTTTACCAGCTATATTTTTTCTTCTAAATTTACTTCTATCTCTATAAAGACTATTTTTAATCTCATACTCAATAGTTTTCATTGCATATGTTACAAACTCAACACCTTTATACTCAAATCTTTTTTTTGCTTTAAGTAATCCTAAAAATGCAATTGAATTAATTTCATCAATACTCATATCCCAATTCTTACTATAAAATTTAGATGCTACCTTATAAGCTGCTCCAATATAATCTTCAACATTTATCATGTTTCCCTACCTCCTAAATTCTTAATAAGTAAAATAAAACTAGTATCATGCTAAATATTAAAAGATAATATACTCCATAAATACTTATCTCTATTTTTCTTAATCTGTTTTCTTCCCATGCTCTTACTTCTTCTACATCTTCAAAATATAAAAGATACCTCTCACAACCTTCTTTTGTTTTGAACTCTTCTGTCCAACACTCATTCGTAGAATTATCTATTGCAACGTACTGATTAGTTCCATAACATGATATATATTTTTCTAATGGTAAAGTATTGCCAGATAACCAATTATTAATAAATTCCTCTGATTGTTTCTTGCTTATATAATTAATATCCATTTTTTATATCCTTTCTATCAATAATCCAATTTTCTGCTTGCCTAATTCTACTTATAGCGTTTGTATAATTCTGAAAAATTCCTCTCTTAAAACCATTCTTCGAATCTTTTACCCAAACATAATCTCCTGGTTTCAAATCTAAGAATTTAGTTTTATACAAAAATGTTTTTCTGCTATCTTCAAATCCTACTACTGCTACTTTTAACACTTTAATCCTCCTATGAATCCTATATTTCAATAATCACTTTGAATTTACCTACAGTTTGAAATCCTGCAAATACAACACCTTCTCCATCTCTACAAGTGAACCAAATATTCCTACTTTGTAAATATGGTTTAACTGCATGATAAAGATTTTCGTGATTTATTTCTTTTATATATTTAGAAAAATTTTTATTACTTGCTCCAATATCTATAAAATCTACTCTAAACATTTCTTTCCTCCTAAATTACATTTGATACAAAAAGTAAACTTAATATATTTGCAATACTTAAAATTAAGTATTTAGTTCTTTTCTTACTGTTTCTCTCTTCCAGGTATTTCTCTAAGAAGAATACAGTTAAAAACAATGTTGTTGCTATAGATATAGTTCCTAAAACTACTTCTCCTATCGGTGTTAACATTCTACCTCCTAAATTAACCTCAATTATTCAATTAAAAATTCTAATTTTAACAATAATATTTTTCATCAAAATACTTTTTTGGAACTCTTCCTGCAATAGTTATAAACCCTTTACTTTTCAACTCATTATTAAGTTCTCTTATTATGCTATATGCCTTAGATTGCCCAACTCCTAGAAAACTCATAATGTCATCTACTGTGTAATATGTTCTTTTTACTGCCATTTTCTCTCCATCCCCCTAAATCAATTTAATAATTTTAAGCAACTCCATATTTAAATGCTAAATCTTTTACTATTGCAATATATCCTTCTTTCAATCTAGCATCATCCTCAATTACATCTAAATAATTCTTCTTATCTCTCTTCGATTTACAAATCCCTTCTTCCGCCATTCTTCTACGCATATTCGTAAGCTTAACATCAAGTTTACATCTTAACCTAGTTCTCATAAGTGAATACACTTCTGTCTGCACATCATGTATATAGGAATTTCCTCCTAATTTATGAGCTATTTTAACTATTATCTTTCTACACTCTTCTCTCCAATTAGTTGTATTAGTAGCCACAACCTCTCTCATAGCTTGTATTTCTTCTATACTCTTATCAGCTTTCTCTTTAGCTTCTAAAGCATGATAATTTACTTCATTAAGCTGTTGCTTTATTCTCTTTTGCTCTAGCTCACTCTTTGCTACAGCTTGAAGCATTTTATTAAACATTTGAAGTTCTGGACTTAATTCAGAAATATCAAAGCTATTTTCTTTTATTTCTGCTTTCATAGCAAAATATTCTCTTCTTAACTTTCTTCTTATTTCCTTAGCTTTATCTGTTCTCATTAATCCAACTAAAGCCATATACCCTTGTTCTGAAAGTAAATATATATTTTTACTATTTGCTATTGTTTGTTTGGTAAATCCTAACTCTAAAAGTGAAACCTCGGTAAGGTTTGAGTTTTTTAAATCTAAAATATCTATTCCTTCTTCAAACTCTTCTAGGTTGTTGTTGATTAATGAATTAATTTTGTCTAATCTTAACTCATGTATTTCAGCTATTGTTTTTCCTAAGATAACTTT